GGGGGTTGCAGTAGTTGGTCTCCCTATGGGGAGTGGGGTAGATAGTTTCATCTCAGGGGGTAACAGTTATCTTCTTCTGTATTTCTATGAGAACCCTTGCGGTGTTGCTTACAACAACGCCGCTAAAAAGCCAAGGCCTTCGCCGATGAGATCACCGATCGACTGACCAGTGATTTCTTCAACAAGCTTAGACCCAGACTTGATCCAGCCGCCGACACCAGCCGATGAGGCGGTGCCGTTGTCGACTGCTTCTTGTGCCACTGCTTTGGCAGCCCCTTTGACGCCAACATTGACACCAACGAGATGTTGGGTGCCGGCGGTCATTAGGCTTTCGATATCACTACCGGGGACGCGAGCGATCGACTTACTGGGAACAGCTTCATAAGTCACGCCTCCGTAGAATGCGTAGACATAGAAAGCCTCAAACTCAATCGTTTGCCCAGCCGGGCCTCCCATCGTGATGAAGGAAACCTGAGGATAGCCGACCAAAGGGCTTCCAGTATTACCTGGAGTCCACTGGCCGAAGCAGCAGCTTTGGTTGGGGATGGCAGCAAGCTGCATCCACCGTTTCTCGCCGTCGGCCTTACCAGAGATGGTCGGCCACTTGGCCATGTCCCACTCAGTAATGCCAGCATTGCCCGAGCCAAGGGGGCTCGCGCCACCTGGCAAAAGGCTCATAAAGCCTTGGACATATGCGTAACAGTCGATTCCGCCCACCGTCAGCGAAGTGCTGGCGGCAGACGGATTGGTCTGGAATGTGTCTCCAAGCGTCTGTTGCACACCAGTGATGACGCCACTCATGATGAGAGCGCCACTTGCGGGTGCGATGGGACGGCAGCGGAGGCCGACGGCAACACAGGTATAGCGCTGAGAAGCGTTTCCTGACCCAGGGTTGCCATCGGTCTGATTGGAGATGAGGTTGTTTGGAAGTTGCAGAAACTGCAAACCAGTTGGCGGCGCCAAGGCAGATGCCAAAGGCGCCGGGTACGAACGGTAATCCGAGTTCGCTCCATTACCAGCCCAGGTGCCGATAGTGTAGTGAACGGGGAAGCCGCGGTAACCTCCAAACGCGGTATTGTTGCCCAGGTACTTCTGGAACGGAACAGCGACGGTCCCGACGACCGCTGTGGGGTCGGGGATCCATGCGTCACCATTCGCTCCAATGAAGCCTCGCCCGCCCGTCGTCGTGACCATAAGTCCTTTCAAGGGGACAGTGAACATACGAGGGGCGGCAGGGCTGGCACCAGTAGAGATCGTCGCAGGGACGGCCACAGGAGGTGCACGAAAGGGGTCGGCCACACACGCCATCCAAGCAAGCTTGTGAGCGTCGCGGTGAGCGAACCGGCGGAAGTAGCCACGGACGTTTGGATCCGCATTGCGCGCCGCTGCCGACGCGCTAGGGATCAAATTCGCACGCTTAAGGTGTTCGGGCTTCTTGCCGCCGATAAGTTCCTTACGGACGACGGCAAGCTCCTTCTTCACCTCTTTCTTCACTTCCTTTGTCTTCTTAGACATGTTGATGGGAGCACACTGTGGAATGTAACTCTCTCTGGTAAAAATTGACCGGGCCTGTACAGGTGTTGGTAGCCACCGTACCCGGTACAAAAACGCAATCAACACATCGAGCTGTACAGGGGCTCGAGGGTCGCGCAAGTGCCTCATTTCGTAAAGCCAAATCAGATAATCTTCTTCATTGTACTTCTTTGAAATCAAGCGGTAGAAACTACGCGCCCAGGCCGTCGGAATGGCGACCGTGGACGAATAGAACATATGCGAGCAGAATTCAAATTTGTCTCCTGCGTGCGCGACTAAAGCATCAGTCAAGGTGAACCCAATTAAGGTGTACGCCAAGATCAATGCGACTGGGTTTGCATATCGACAAGTCTCAACACAATCATCTCCCATAGCCATACAAAAATGATCTCCTCTATTTGACTCGAGGAGACCATCAGCGACGCGCGATGAGATATGGCGAATTTTTGAATTGCCATCTGCTGTTTTCCGGCTTCCAGACTTAACAACCCCCGGTTGGAGGAGTTCAAAAATCTGGCCGTCGGATGTGACGAGCGGAGCCGCGGCCATACAATAGTCGCAGTTACGCATCATGTTTTCCCAGGCCGTACCACGACACTGGGATTGTTCAATGTCCACCTCTGTCTCAGCATCGATAAGATCGAGTGAAACACTCCAATCAAATCGTTTTACGTCTGTGGACACGAGGGGATCAATCTTGGCGCCCTTTTGAGCACAATTCCAGAGGACACGAATGCCTTCCTGAGTCATGCTCATTCCGGGCTTAGCCGGGATATCTGCATAAGTAGATACATCTGCATCAATGATATCCTGGTAAAGAACAGCCATCGCAACGGAAACCGTTGCGGACACTGATACGATAAGACGCATTCGATCTTCCTTCATCTTGTTGGTCGAATGCGGTTCTTGTTTCACGAATACACGGCAGAGGTCAAAGAGCCTCGCCGCCACGTGCTCATGGCCGCTCATGGAGCGGACCATGGAGTGTGGGGTATCACGCCACAACTCTAGCATATCTACCACAGCAATCACAAATTCTGGGTAGTTTTGAAACACGAGGTCCTTGTTGTTGGGATAATCCATACACCAAGGGTAACCGGGGGAACCCGCCCAGTTCATTTGGGAACCGGACAGGAATTGCTCAACGCGCGAAACCAAGACTTCCTTCGTTGGTAACTGCTTGAACGGAGCACGCGGATATTCTTCCGCAATGCTATGCAAAAATGTTTGCCGCTGACTATCGCTGGACTTAAAGAAAGAATCCAGAGAGCCATGTGCGGCGGAGTAGCCTGATTGGAGGATCAGACTTCGCCTTTCAGCTTCGGCAGATCGCCTGGGCTGGTGGAAATCGAGGACTGCTGAGAGAATGCTGCTGCAACTGCTTGCGCAATCTTTGCAATCATCACATCTTCCGCAGAAGCCTTCGACGCAGGTGGGGGCACCTGCACCGCTTTCCGAGCAGCTGCTGCTGCCATCCG